AAAGCAATCCAAGAACAACAAACAATTATAGAAGACTTAAAAGCTAGAATAGAAACTCTAGAGGGATAAAGATATGACAACTAAAATACCAGTAGAACTCTCAAGCACTCCGGGGATTGTAGATAGCTCGAATGCAACTGCTATAACTATTGATAGTTCTGAAAATATTAGTATTAATTCTGGTGATGTAACTTTAGCTACAGCTAGTAAAAGATATTATGTACCAAGAGCAAGTGATGCAGCAGCTACAGGGAGTTTATATTCACCTGCTGATAGTGATATAAGATTATCAGGTGCAGGAAGTTCTGCAGGAGAGTTACAGTTTGAACCTAGCTCTACTTCTGGTGTTACTGTGACTATTACATCTGCAGGAAAAGTTGGCATAAGAGATACAACACCTGATGCAGTATTAAAAGTAAACAGTACAGGGGGTGGTAGTGAATTAGCATTTAAAGTTGCTGATGCAAGTGATAACAGTGTTTTTGAAGTACAGGGTGGAGGAACTGCTGTCTTTCAGTATGGTCATGTTGGTATTGCAAATACAAGTCCCGGCTCCTACGATTCTAATGCTAGAAATTTAGTCGTAGGAAGTGGTACTGGTGATGAAGGTATGACTATTGCTTCTGGCGGTGGTAGTGGAGGCAGAATATATTTTGCAGATGGCACAGGCAGTGATGCAGAAAAAGCAGATGGATACATATTTTATAACCACGCTAGTCAATATATGGCATTCGGTACATCAGGCGGTACTGAAAACGCAAGATTTCTTGATGGTAGTTTACTAATTGGTTCGACAACATTAGATGGAAACTCACAAAAATTTCAAGTTTTTCAAAATGCTAATAATAAATTTACTGGAATGTTTATATGTGATGGCAACAATGTCAACAGATTTGGACCTTGTATAAGAGCAGGTACAGATGATAATAGTGGTACAAATACTATGCTTACATTCCAAGATGGTGATGGTAGTGGTATAGGTACGATAACTTCTTCGGGTGGAACTATGACTTATGGAGCATTTACCGCACACCACGAAGTAAATGTACCAGATGAAGATAATCCATCTGATGATTCAGACGCTTATCCTTACGGAACTCTTGTAGAAGTAACTTCAGTTTATTTAACGGAAGCAAATAAAAGACAAAGTATTAGATATACAATACAAAAATCACAATCTGCTAATAGTAAAAAAGTTTTAGGTGCATACTCAAGTAATATGCGACCTTCACCTATGTGTCCTACAACTGGAACTTATGCAAATAATTTACATAACATTAGTATTTTAGGTGACGGACATATACTTTGTAATAACTCAGGTGGTAATATAGAAGTGGGTGATGGTATATGTACTTCAGCAGTAGAAGGAATAGGAATGAAAGCAACTACTAATCCTTCTATGATTGTTGGAATTGCACAAGAAGATGTAACATTTAGTGGTTCAGAGACTAAATTAGTAGCTGTACAATTTGGTGTTCAACAATTTACACCTTGGAGTTAATCCAAGATTTTTAATAACGGAGAAAAATAATGGCAATTAATTATGCATGGGATGTGAGTACTGTCGACACTTACCCAACTAAAGACAGCAACAGTGATGTCGTGTATAACGTACATTGGAGATTAAAAGCAACTGATGACACTAACACAGACACAGATGGTAACAACTGGACAGCAGAAATGTACGGAAGTCAAACTTTAGATACAGATAGTATCTCTAGCTTTGTAGCCTTTGGAAGTCTTGATGCTGCTAAAGTACAAAGTTGGGTTGAAGCAGCTTTGACTGCAGATACTGTTACAGCTATGAAAGCAGGTTTAGATGCCCAGATAGCTGAGAAGATAACACCAACATCTGTTACAAAACAAATCGGTTAAAAATTATAGAGAGACAAAGACATGGCAATAACTAAAGTATCACCAGACTTACTAGATTTAGATGCAGGGATAACTATATCTGTTGCAGATAACTCTGACAATTTAACTCTAACATCTACTGATGCTGATGCTAATAGTGGACCAAACCTTAGAATGTATAGGAACTCTAGTTCACCTGCTGATAGTGATGCAATAGGATTAATAGACTTTGAAGGTAGAAACGATAATTCTCAAGATGTAGTTTATGCAGCTATAGACACTAGAATCGTAGATGCTTCTGATGGAACAGAAGATGGTCGTATTGAAGTAGCTACAATATTAGGTGGTACAGCAGGAGTATCTAGAGTATTAATGGATGCTACTCAAACTGTATTTAATGATAACAGTAAAGACATAGACTTTAGAGTTGAATCAGATAATGATGCTAATGCTTTCTTTGTACAAGGTTCAAATGGACATGTTGGTATAGGAAATGCGAGTCCTGAAGGTGTTTTACACATACACGGAGGTGATTCAGGTTCATCTTATACTGCTGATGGTGCGGATAAACTTATTTTAGAACATAGTGACTCTGTAGCTATTGATATAAGAACTCCTGCTACTAATCAAGGCTTGATAATGTTTTCAGACGGAACAAGGTCGCAAGGATTAATAGGATATAACCACAGTGATGATTCTTTAAGATTTTCAAATAGTGGTAATTTAGAAAGAATGCGTATTGATTCTTCTGGCGACGTATTTATAGGACAAACTTCACAAACAGGTTATACATTCGCACAAAAATTAGTAGTAGGAGATGGTGATGCTAATGATGGTATCACCATTCAGTCAGGCTCTACTCATCAAGGTAATTTAGCCTTTAATCATTCTGATGGTACTACTGCTCATGGAAGAATTAGCTATCAGCATAGTTCTAACTATATGACATTCTTTATTAATAATAGTGAAAAAGTGCGTATTGATTCTGATGGTAGAGTGGGAATCAATGAAACTTCCACAGGTAATGCTAGACTAACTTTACAAGAAACTTCTACCGGCAGCAGTGCTCTTTACGCACTAAATAATGCAGCTTCCGTAAGTAGTTCTACTTCATCCTTGATACACTGCCAGTTTAACGGAGACGCTTCAGTAGGCACTGGTACTCCTTTTATTAAGTTTGCGAATCAAAATGATTTTATAGGTTCTATCACAGGCGCACCATCAAATGTAGCTTATAACACAAGTTCTGATAGAGACTTAAAAAACAATATTGTAGATGCTTCAAGTCAGCTTGATACCATAAAAGCTATACAAGTAAGAGAGTACGATTGGAAAATAGATTCACACCACGATTTAGGTGTTATAGCACAAGAACTATATGAAGTAATACCAAATGTCGTTACTAAAGGTGTTGAATCAGATGATAATGGTCGTTCTATGCCTTGGTCAGTTGATTATGGAAGGTTGACACCATATTTGGTAAAAGCTATTCAAGAACAACAAGAACAAATAGAACAGTTAAAAGCTGAAATACAAACCCTAAAAGGAGAATAACAATGGAAACATTAATAGTACTAGCAGTATTAGGTGTGTTCGCATACTTTATAATATCTGCGAAGAAACCTGAATGGATTGAATTAATTAAATCAAAACTTAAAAAGAAGTAAAAGACTATGGAGCTTACAGGCTACTTACTGTGGAATATATTTCTAACATTAGTTGTAGCTCCAATACTCTACAGCATTCGTGCAAACACGTCAGAGCTTAAAAGACTTGACATACTTTTAAATAAAACAAGAGAAGAGATGGCAAAAGAATACGTAACTAAACAAGAACTATCAGATGGAATGAATAGAGTGTTTGATACGTTGGACAAGATTGAAGAGAAACTTGACAAGCTTTTCGAGGTTAAATAATGAAGAATAAAACTAAACAGAGAAAAAGGTATAATAAAGGATTGAGAGAAGACTATACTCAAGGTGGACGTGTAGGCTATGAAGTTGGAGGAGAAGCTGAACGTGAAATAGCCCGTGAAAATGAAGAGGCTGCTGCCGATCAAGAAGCGTTTAGAAAGCAATATGAACAAAACAATCCTCCTCCATCAGGTGCAGGCGGTGCAGCAGGATCAACCGCAGTTCAAAATTATAACAATCAATATACACAAGCTTATAAAGATTATTTAGCATCTAAAAATAATACAGGTACTACTACTACTGATCCAGATAAAGAAGCAGAAAAAGAAAGAGAAAAAGATTTTCAAGAAAAACGAGATGAAAGAATAGGAAGAACTGCAGAAGCTGTAGAGGCTGCATCAACAGGTACAGTTCCTGATGCTGCAAAAATACCTGATCCAGATAAAATGGTTGAAGGTACTCCAATGGCTACTACAACTATGGCAACACCAACTAGCGTTGTAGGCTCTACTGCTGCTCCTGTAGGACCAGAAACAGTTACAGAAGTTCAAGACACAGCACAGGTTTCTCCTCCAGAAGAATTAAGAGCAGCACAAATGGAAGCTGCACAAGTAACTGAAGCTCCTGAAGTTGTAGCAGCACGTTCTGAAGTACGGGATGAATCATTAGCAAAAGCTGCTAAAGTAGACAGAGTTGCACCTATTGAAGGAGCAGAAGTAGATATACCTGAAGGAGCTTTAGCCGAAAGAGTTGTTGGAACTATTAGTGAAGGTGCAAAAGCTGCCGCAGCAGTTAATGCAGGAACTAGTTTAGCACGAATTACAAGAGCTAAAAAACAATTATCTAGAGCAGGATTAACAGAAAGTCAAATTAATGAGATTGGAAATGATCCTGTATTATTAGAAGAAAGACTAGCTGATTTTAGTGAAGAAGAACGAGGTATAATTGAAGGGTTACCTGAAGAAGCTTTAGTTTCTACACAAATGAGTGGATTACTAGAGGGAATAGAAAATGGTACTATACCTCCTTGGGCTTCTCCTGCAGTTGCACAAGTTGAACAAATGTTAGCTGCTAGAGGTTTAAGTGCTTCTAGTGTTGGAAGAGATTCATTACTAAACACAATTATACAGGCTGCTTTACCTATTGCACAAAGTAATGCTCAAGCTATACAACAATCTGTTGCACAACAAAAAGATATAGAATTTAAAACAGCAGAAGCTAATGCACAAAGATTACAACAAACTGCATTAAAAAATGCTGATAATGTTTTTAAAATGGATATGGCTCAGTTTAGTGCCGATCAACAAACTGCATTATTTAATAGTAAATTTTTACAGACTGTTAGTTTAACAGAGGCAAACTTTGATCAACAAGCTGCTGTACAAAATGCAGTTCTGTTATCTCAAGCTAACTTAGCTGAAGCAGATTTTTATCAAAAGTCTCAGATACAAAATGCTCAAGCTTTTTTACAAACTGACATGGCTAATTTAAATGCAGAACAGCAGTCTAATGTTCTTAGAGCACAACAAGAACAACAAAGATTGCTTAGTAATCAAGCAGCAGAAAATGCAGCACGAAATGCTAATATGGCTTCAACAAATCAAATGGAACAGTTTGCTGCTAATTTAAATTTTCAAACAAAACAATTTAATGCTCAACAAACAAATGCAATGAAACAATTTAATGCTAATGCAAAAAATGCAGCAGCAGCTAGAGATGCAAATAGAACTGCAGACTTAAATAAGTTTAATGCTCAATTATCTACGCAAGTAGAAGAGTTTAATTCTCAACAAGACTTTGCAAGAAATCAATGGAATGCACAAAATGCTGCAGCAGTTGAAGCTTCTAATGTTGAATGGAGAAGAAAAATAAATACAGTTAATACAGCAGCACAAAATCAAGTGAACATGCAAAACGCAATGAATGCTTTTAATTTAAGTTCTCAGTCTCTGTCTTTCTTATGGCAAGAATTAAGGGATGAGGCAGACTTTGATTTTAGAAGTTCAGAAAATGCTAAAGCACAGATTACTCAGTTAAGAGCTACAGCTATAGCAAACGAAGCAGCACTGGCTGAGAAATCTAGATCAAGTTTAGATCAAGTGGTGAGTGTTGTAGAAAATATGATAACAAATTATTATAGTTAAACTAGGATAGAACATGGGAAAACTAAGAAAAGTAGGTAAGAAGATTTGGAAAGGTATCAAGAAAGTTGGTAGAAAAATCGGTAAAGGATTTAAAAAAGTCTTCAAAGGTGTTGGTAAATTTTTAGGTAAGTTAGGACCAATCGGTACTATTGCTATGATGATTGCTATGCCTTATATGGGTGCTTATTTATGGCAGGGTTTTGGAGCATGGGCAGGAGGATTACAAGGCACGTTTGGTTCTGTAATGAAAGGAATATACACTGCAGGTAATAGCGTGATGGGTGTATATAAAAATATAACACAATCTATTTACGGAACTCTTAAAAAAATTCCCGGAGTTGGTGATGCACTAGAAGGATTTGATAGGTTCTTAGATAGAACTAGAAGTGCAATGGGAATGGAGTCTGGTTCTATTAGTGTCATGAAAGATAATGATCTTAACTCATGGGTAGGTACAGATGCAGGGGCACAAGCAATGGGATATGATAATGCTGCTGCTTTTAAAGCTGCAAACCCTACTTATTTTACAGCAGATGGTACTTTAAGTAAAAGTGGTTTAAACTTTGCTAGAGGTAAAGGTATGGCGTATGAAGCTCACCTTAGAGGTAGAGATGTATTTAAAAAGGTAGATGGCGAGTTTGACTTTAATACATACTCTGATAACTTTAACAATAATGTACTAGGTACGGATGCAATTAAAGGAGATATATCTAAGTTTGGAGAAGTGATAGGTAGTAGAGATTCAATAGTATTTAGAACGGGAAGACCTATAGGAACTCAACAAATGCAAACTTCAATGGCAGAATATAAAGCAAGTTTGTCTCCTGAAGAATTAAAAACTTTTGATGCTAAAAAATATATGGAGGGATACAAATACGATTCAACCTTTGATGCACCTAAAGGATTCTTTGATAAACCTATTGCAAACGAGGTTAGTTTTGAAGGTGTAGGTTCTAGATATACTAGACAAGTTCCAGTAGTGAGTGCAGATGGAACAGTTACAGGATACACAACACAAGAAGGAACAAAACTTGGAACTGCTGCTTTTGAAGGTATTAAACAAACAGCTTTACAAACTGTAGGTGGCGAACAACCAGTAGCAGATGGAAGCGGAGGAGGTGGATACTACGCTCAAGTCGCTGATGCTCCTCAATTAGAAGCAGCTTCAACAACACCTCTTATGACAGCAGGACCTGCGACCTATGCAGGATTAGATTACATGAATTTATTGCAAGGAAGCCCTACAGTATCTGGATCACAATTAACTCAATTTTTAAATGGAGGAACAATTATGCCTCATTTAATGCGACCTTTAGAATTATCTTAATTAGGAGATATACATGCCAATTATAGACAACATAGCAGAAGATAAAGAGCTAAGTCAAGAAAAATTAGATTTAATTGGAGGGGCTTTTAATAAATCTATTCCCGGACAATCTTTAACTAAAGACCCTGATCAACCTTATCCTTGGGAAGGGAACCCTGAGTACACAACTGTTCCTGAAGCATCAATGGCAATATTTGTGGAAATGACAAAAGAAGAAACTTTTATGCCTTTATTAGAAGCATTGAAGCAGGGCTTTCCTGTGGTAGATATGGCTAATTTAATTTTATATAGAGGATTTCAAACTGGAAAATTTAGCCCTGACTTAATGTTGCTTTTAATGGAACCAGTTATGTACATGATTTTAGCTTTAGCAGAAAAAGCAGGTTTAGGAGATGTTGTAGGTTATGATGGTGAGGAAGATGATGAAGAAGGTGAGCCAGAAGATAAAGTAAAAGTTTTAAGACAAATGAAACAATCTTTACAACTTGCAGGTCAAAATGTATCAGAACAAAGTGTTGCAGATTTACCTGAATTAAAACAAGAGATAGAAGAATTTGAAGTTCCTGAAAACGTAGGTAGCTTATTAGAAAGACCTGCACAACAAACAGAAGATAATAGTTTATTAGCTAGAGGTATTTAAATGGAATCATTATTTAAAAGAAGAAGATTATATGATGGAGGAAGTCCAGATCAGTTAGCCTATGGTGCAGACTTAGAGCGTAGTATTAAAAAAAGAATGAAGACTAAACCTTTAGATGCTATACTTAAAATAGGAGTAGCATTAAAGGCAGGTAAGGCTAATGAGTTGAAGGAAAACTTAGCCCGTATAACTACAAACTTAGAAGAAGAACAAGCAAGTTTAAAATCATTTGGTACACAACTTACAGAGCATCAAGCTAGGATGAAAACATTACGAGACAAAGGTAATGGTAGTTTAGTGTCAGGAATAATGATGGATTTTTTAAAGGAAGCAGGTGTTAAAGATGCTGAAGGTAAAAATATTGAGAGAGATTATAACTCAACTTTATTTTCTCAGATAAAAGATAGGGCAGAAAAAAAAGCAGAAAACATGCTACTTAAAGAAAAAGAATATAAAACACTTAGAACTACATATAACCCTAATGATCCCTCTGAAGGAATATACGCTGAAAATTTAGACGATGTAAGTTTATTTAATAAACCTTATAATGAAGCCTTATATAATATTCATTTAAATCAGAAATCTTTAGGTAACAATAGTCTATTAGATGTTATAACTAATAAAGCAAACAAAAATGATTATAATATTTTACAAGATGGGATAGCGGAAGAAGAAAAATTAAATGCAATAATTTCAGCCACAAGACAAAGTAGAAATGATTTAGAAGATTATGTCGTTGATCCAGAATTTTTAGAATCTCTTCTACAAGAAGAAACAACTCAGAAAGGTTCGGCTCGAATGAAAGATCAAGCAAAAGAAAATATTATAGATGTAGTTTCTAAAACTAGACAATGGTTACAAGAGAATGACAGAGACTACATAATAGGAGATTACTTTTTTCAACAAGCTAGTCCTAACGCAGCACTCGCAAGAAAAAATCAAAAATACGATGAAGACTATCAAAGTTTTTTAGACTATAGTGGTTATACTGATCAACAGATGAAAGAGATTTATTGGCAAGCCACAAGTATTGCAAGTACATTAGACGAAGAAAATATAAAGAATCTTTTAATAGGTAGTGATTCCGGAGGTGCTTATGGTGAAAAAGATATATCAAATCAATACAAAGCATCACTAGCTCAAATACTTAAAGATTATCGTAATAATGTAGACATAATGCCAGAAGAGATAAAGAGAAAAGTCATTACAGGTTTACAAATTAAAGGTTACGAAGAGCAACAAATTACCTCAGAAGAATATTTCCAAGGATCACAAACTGTTGCAAACCGTATGTCAAACTTACCTGAAGAGTATTTAGAAAAATATAATAATCTTGATGGTACTGCAGAAATTGATTTTAATCTTTCTGTAATCGCAGATGCTAAATCTTATATGGCTCAATATAATTTTTCTAAAGCCGAAGCTTACGGATTTGCTATACAAAATCAAAAATTTGGTCTTGCTGAAGGTACAGATTTTATGACAGTTCCATTTATAGGTTTTAAAATAGCAGGAGATGATAGGTTTCAATCACAACCTTTATTACCTATAAAAGACGGTAAATTACACCAAGATATTTTACAAAATTATCCTAGAAGTTTTGAGCTTACTGAAAGTACGTTTAGTCAATATTTAAATACGATTAATAAAAATCAAGTTTATTGGTATCATGCTGATACTCTTAGTAATCCTACACCTAAAATGTGGGAAGACGGGCAGAATATTACTATTGGTCAATATAGGGTTGAGTTTCGTAGAACTCCTGATGCAGAAGGTAATCACTTTATAAATATTACTCCATAAAATAAATGCCTATAATACCAATAGATTCTGAAAATGTAACAGGTTCTACAGTTACTAAACAAGATGAGCCTAGTACTATCTTGCCTATGGAAGAGAAAGAAAAGACTTTCTTCAATCCACAAACTGGCTTAGTTGATAAATTTAAAGGAACTAAGGAAGAATACACCAAAGCTCAAAATTTAAAAACTGTAAAAGAATACTTTAATCCTGAAGCAAAAAGTATTACAGACTTCACACAAAATCCAGACGTTCAAGACAAAGCAATGCAAATGATGTCTTATCTTGATAACACAACATATGAAGATGGTCAGAATGCTGCTGATGCTTTTGTAGATTATACTAGGGGTAGAGAATTTAATCTTACGAAGAGTCTTTATGAGACAGCTAAAACTTTAAAAGGTAGAGCAAAGAACGATCCAGAGGCTCAGAAGTTTATAGAAAACTATGCCTCTTTAATGAATGAGTTCCATGCGACAAATCCTGATGGTAGTTCTAAATATGAAAACATAGGGCTTAATGAAAATTTAACTTTAACTGGAGATATATTTAAAGGTATTCTTACTGATCCTGCTAATATTCCTATTCTATTTACAGGTCCGGGAGGTATTCCCCCTAAAATTGCTACTCAACAAGCAGCCTCACAAACATTAAGACAAGGTATTAAAAATATGGCTGCCAAAAGTTATAATGTATCTTTAGGTAAACTTGCACCTGCGTACAATGCAATACCTAGAATACCTTTAAATACTAGAAGCTATAAAAGTTCAATAGGAGTTCTTAGTACAGAGGGTGGAATATATGGTGGATTAGATAGTCACTTATATCAGAAAAGATATAATGAAATTGGTGTTGAAGGCTACGAAGAATATGATCCTAGGCTGACAGCGACAGGAGTTTTGTTTGGTTTTACATTTGGTTCAGCTATAGGAGGAGGAACTACCCTTGTACTAAACAGGTTAGACAAGAAAGCTAAAACTGAAGCTGCTGAACAAGCTACAAGAGAATCAGAACAATTTCAAAGAACTATTCTAGATGAGCCTGATCCAGAGGCTGAAGCTCCTGAAATTATTACATTAGAAAAAGCTGCAGAACTAAACAGGAAAGAACGAGAAAGAAACCCACAACTGTCTAACAAGACACATGTTGAAGAGGTGGCTGATTTTGAAAGACGAGCAGCAGATGAAGAAGCTTTACTACCTGAGAATTTTGTCAATAGAGTTATTGATGATGATGGAATTATTATTACTGATGAAACTGTTAGTCAAGTTTTAAAAGAAGAATCAAAAAAAGTTAAACCTAAAATAGGCGGCTTTCAAAAATACAGAGAAGAAGGCGGTACTATTATTTTAGGGAAGTCTATGCGTATGTTCCAAAAGCCGACAACGTATAGTAAGCAAACAGGAGAGGTTAGTAAATTTTTAGAAGAAACAGGAGTAGATCAAGGAGGAACTGCTTATAGATTTTTAAGATTGATTCGTAATGATTCCTTAGAAAATTTTAATGATGATATAGTACAAATTGCTACTGACTATGATTATGGTCAAAGACAGTTTAGTGAACAACTTGCTGATGCCTCTGGTAAATATATGGCTAGGGTTGAAAAATTAAAATTTGAAATAGAAGAAATTGCCAGAAACGAAAATAGATATAATAGAGCACCGGGATTATACTTTAGAAAAAAAGACTGGGCTTTAAAAGAGGGCACTACTTTAAATGACGATATTTATATGTTTTTAAATCAAGGTCGTTTTAAACAAGGAGTTCCTGAAAGTATAATTAGAAAAGCTGCAGAGTTTAGAAAAGTTTATGATGATGTAGAAAAGGAAGCTATTCAGGCAGGTTTTATTTTTCATAAAGTTCCTAATTTTTTTCCAAGATATCTTAAAGAAAGTAAAGTTCAAAGATCACTTGGAAATAGAGAAAGATACGCTCAACAACTTGTGGATGATGGTGAGTTTGAAAATACTACACAAGCTCAAGAAGCTATAGCATCTCAATTAGATAAATTACATGATGATTTTGATCCTTCTGTTGGTTCAATTGGTCAACGAACTTATAAAAATTTAGATACATATAAGATTAAAGATTTATTTGAAAACGATGTATATGCAACTACAATGGCTTATGTAAACAGTACATCTAGAAAAATTGTAACTAAACAAACTTTAGGATTTGGGGAAGTTGAACAAGATAACAAATGGTTTATTCCTATGTTTGGTGGTAATCTAGTAAAAACAAAACCTCAACAAGCATTAGAAGAAGTTCAAGAACATTTAAGAGCAAGAGGTTTTTCAGACGAATTAGTAGAAGATAGGTCTTTGTCTAAATACATCCAGTCTAATTTCTTAGCACGACAATTAAATGATGATGATTCAATGTTATTATCTGAGTTAGTAAAAACAAATGCGAGGCTTAGAAGTAATAATTCAATTATAAATAATTCTTTTAAGTTTAATAATTTAACTGTTCAAGAAAGAGCATCATTACTTAATAATACTTTTCAAGAAGAGATTGATAAAATTATTTTAAACAATTTTAATAGTGGTACATTTACAAAACAAAATCAAAAAGTTGTTGGTGAATTATCGGAAGCTAATGTAAATTATGCTAGAGGAAGATTACCATCAGATGAGAAAAATAGAATGAAAATGTTGGTTCAAAATGTAACTGGGCAGTATGGTCGTAGTAGTAAAGGGCTAGAACAATTTACAGGTAATCTATTAGCTTTACAAGCAGCTAACAAACTTTCATTAGCTACACTATCTAGTTTACCTGAAACATTTATTCCTTTCTTTAAAGCTTCTCCTAAGTTAGCGATACAAGCTTTTACAAAAACTGCATATGAAGAAGGTGTTAAAGCCGCTTCAAATTTACTCGGGGGCACTAAAGGATTGCCTAGTTTAACTAGAGCAGAAATGCATCAACATAATAAAATGATGTCTAGTGGTTTAAATGAAGCTATCAATGCTAGGTATGGTGATGGTCTGTCAGGTATATCTCAAAAACTTACTTATCGTTTTTATAGAACTATATTCCTAGATCAGTATACTAAATTTGTACAGATATATTCATATAATGCAGGTAAATTACTTATACGAGAAAATTTATCTAAGTTAGATAAGATGGGAAGAGAAGCTTATAATACTAAAAATAAAAAAGCTATGCGTTTAAGATCAGCTATAAATCAATTAGGTGTGAATGTTGATGAAGGTATTAAATGGCATCAAGCAGGTGGTAAACTAGATGATGCGTTCTATGAAAATTTAAGACAAAGTGCTGATAGGTTTGTAAACGAAGTTGTTATGATTCCTTCTAGAGAAAATGCTCAAAAATTTATAGCTTCAAGTCATTGGGCTGCCAGAGTAGCTTTTCAATTATATTCTTACCCTATATCTTTTAGTAACACAGTTTTAAGAAATGCAATTAGAGACATGTACATGACTAGAGGGGCAGCAGTTCCTAAACATTTAGCAGGCGGAGCACTAATGTACTTTGCTACTGGCTTTACTCAAAGGCTAAAAGGTATAGATGAAGTGGATGATGAACCTATTGATCAACTTATGAAAACATTAACAACTATGGGTGTAGCAGGTCCTTTTGATTTAGTTCATAATTTTCAAGAAGCTATATCTTATGGTAGTAATACCCCAAGAGCTTTACTAAGATTAATGGGTCCAACTCTAGGTGGAATGTTGGCAGATTCTTTACAAGGAGATACTCCGTTTAGTTCAGCAGTATTTAAAAATACAATGCCTTATAGAAACTTAATTAGAAGATTAAGTCCTGAAACTGTTCATGAATTAGACGAGTTTTTAAAAGACATAGAAAGACGTGCTCAAGGAAAAGGAACATATACTAGAAGTAAGTTAAGACGAGAAGCAGATAAAAGGTTTGCACAAAAAGAAATGAGAGCACAACAACGACCTATGAAACAAAAAATTAAAGAGGCTCGTGAAAAATTAGCTACTGGTGGTAAGCTGTCTGTAGATTATCCTGTTCCTTTTGTAAAAGATAATCCAACAGAACGTAAGATAGACAATACTAACCAGAGCTTTGCAGTTGTTTCTAGGTTGTTTGAAGAAGAAGATAGAGTTCCTCTTAGTTTCGGTGGGAAGTTAGCAAATAAACTTATAAAAACAAATTTATTTAAAAAGAAAGCGGGTTGGAAGTGGACAGAAGTTCCTGAAGGTTTTGATCCTAATCCCGATGGTCAGTTTCCGTTAGTGTCTGTAGAAACAGGAGGCAAACATTTGTATTCTTTACAAGCTGATTTTCCTGAAGGAGTTTTATTAGAGAGATATGCTAAACAAAAAAGTGAACCTCGACTTAGACCAACAACAAAAGGAGTTGTTAGGACAGGTAATAAAATAGGAGAAATTAGAACATCAAGTGGAAAATTGCATCCAGTATACGATAATATAGTTGCGGTAGATAAAGATACCAAGGCTGTTAAAGGATTAAAAGATATGCCTACAAATGTAATGCCCGCTCCGCAAAGATTTTTTGATCCTGAAGATAAAGGGTATAAGCCTTTCCTTTCTGAGTTTGATTATGAGGAGGGAGGTAGATACGTAGAGCTTAGTGAAAAAGGTAATAAAGATATAACAGGAGTTATACCTAAACAAGCTAGAATATCTATAAGCCCTGAAGGTAAGGCATCTTTTACAATATCTAGAGAATTTTATGATTCTTTATTTGCAGATTCTATTACTAAATCTAGGTCTGATAAAACTTCTTCTATAAGTAGTATTGATAAGGCAAGAATAAAGAAAAATGAAAATAAGTTTAGAGGTAGTATGCTTTCTAAAATGTCTGAAGGTGTAGACGATAGTTTAAGTGCAAGAGAAAAGTTTATATCTGAAGATATATATAAACCTTTTAATATAGGTTCTAAATTTACAACCTCTCAATTTGGAAATAAAAAAATATATGAAGTTGTGGATTTTGCAGTGCGAAGAGTTGACGATAAAAAAAGTAATGCTAGAATACCCGGCTTGATGATACGTACAATTAAAGATGATCTTCTTGATCGTGATCCAAAGGATGTTAGGTTTATGTATTTGTACAAAGACCCAACAAGTAAAAACCCTACACAAGGTATATTTGATTTTTTAAATAAAGATAAAGACTATGTTAAATTTTTAACTGGTCCAAAAGATATTAAATGAAATACAACGATTACTTAGAACACCTTGAACTTAGAGAAGGTAACGAAGAATGCGTATACCTTGATACACTAGGCAAACCTACCTGTGGTGTTGGACATCTCTTGACAGAGAGAGAACGTCAAGTATACCAAGTAGGTGATAAGGTTTCCGAAGAACAAAGAAATGCATGGTTAGAACAAGATGCTGTGAAAGCATGGGAGGCTGCAGCACAACAGATTCAAGACCTTGGGATAGAAGATACAGACTTTATAATTGCACTAGGCTCAGTAAACTTTCAACTAGGCACGAGATGGATGGATAAGTTCCCGTCAGCCTATAGAGCCTTGGCTAGTAAAGACTACGATGAGGCTATAAAACAAGTCTCAACAGGCTCTGGAAAGGACGGACAATCTAAATGGAAAGAACAAACACCAGTTAGAGTAGAAGATTTTGTTCTAGCTATTGACAAATTAAAATAAGGACCGTATAATGATATTGTACTTAGAGGATCAACTAGAAGGATGCTATAGGCAATATTGTCTACATCAAATAAAACAAGATATGCCCTTCATGAGTCTAGACGATTTTAGAAATATGTTTGAAGACTTAATGGAAGTTATATATAAGGACGAAGAAGCATGAAAGATATGTTAAAGAATCTAGTAGGAGCGGTTGCACCTACAATAGGTACTGCTCTAGGCGGTCCAATGGGTGGTATGGCTGCAAACATGATAGCGGATGTGTTAGGAGTACCTAATACACCAAAGGCTATTGAGAAAGCTATACAAGAAGCTACACCAGAACAAATGCTTGAACTTAAAAAAGCTGAACAAGAGTTTGAACTTCAAATGAAAGAACTTGATGTTGATGTATTTAAGTTAGAAGTAGGTGATACACAAGATGCTAGGAAGGCTTTTAGTAAAGACTGGACAGCTAGAATAGTAGGTGTATCTGTAGTTGGTGGATTCATGGGTTATATATTTTTAGTAACCCTTCAACCTCCAGAGCAAAATTCAGAAGCCTTGATAAACCTAGTCTTAGGATATCTAGGTGGATTGGCATCAGCAGTGATTAGCTTTTACTTTGGAGCATCACATAAATCGGATTAATGAAACAGAAATTAAAAGACGTTATCGAGGACGGACGTTGGAATTGGTACGGACTCGCAGAAGAAGAAGAAGAATCGCAAGACGATAATTGTTACAAAGGATTGTTTTGGGATTTAGAAACCAAAGAATTCCTAAGATGGAATGAATTTAATAAGAAGGAGTGTAAATAAACTGAAAGCAGTGACCAGTAGTGTCTGCGTTGTATGTATAGTTTGTTGGGCATATGTAATAGTTTCGGGATACTATTACTTTTTCTAACAGTACAAAAAACTAAGAAGTAATTTAAAGAATGCTACTGTTAGCTTCACAAGGAAAGTGCACCTTAAAATTGGAGAGTAATGAAAAAATTATTAGGCACACTAATTTTATCATTGTTTGCATCTGTAGCTTACTCAGATCAGACAGGTGATTGTACAGCAGGTGAACAATACTGCGAACAGAATAGTTTAGAGACAACTAATACTACGACTACGACTAATACAAATACAAACACTAATACAAACACCAATACAAATACTAATACAAACACAAACACTAACACAAATACTTCAACAAATACAAACACTAATACTAATACCAATACAAATACGAATACAAATACTAGTACAAATACAAACAGTAATACGAATGTAAATACAAATACATCTACTGCTACTAACCAGAACACTAACGTAAACACAAACAATTCGACTAGTACAGTAAACTCTAGTGTAGATCAGAATGTAACTAACACAACAACAAGTACATCTAATAATACAAACACTAACGTAAACACGTCAAACTCGACTAGTACTACAAACAATACAAACAAAAATGTAAATCAATCGACTTCCGAATCTAATGTCACAACTGATAACACGAATAGTAATACCAATAACAACAATACCGTATCTGATAATACTAACAGAAATATTAACGAATCAAATTCTACCCAGACTGTAAATCAGAATGTTAAAACTAAAGCTCCTCCGGCTTCTGCTATTGCTCCTAGTATCATGTCTTACTCTCAAGACTTATGTACCACAGGAGTATCAGGTGCTTTTCAGGGGCAGATATTTGGTATCTCAGGAGGGAAGGCAGTACGTGACGAAAACTGTGAGCGTTTAAAACTTTCTAAGTATCTATATGATACAGGGATGAAAGTTGCTTCTGTTTCTATTCTTTGCCAAGACCCAAGAGTATTTAGTGCTATGGAAATGGCAGGAACACCTTGTCCTTATGCAGGTAAGATAGGTAAAGAAGCTGCTAAAGCTTGGAAAGAAAATAAACACGACAGACCAGACTATACAGAACTCAAAGATAAATACGTAGCACATTGTAAGACACAACGTAACTCAGACGGTAAAAAGAAATCAGGACGTACCTGTGCTAAAGAATTTTATAGCCAGTAGTCTACTGTGTTTTAGTACACTTGTAAGCTCTACATACATCTATGAAGGCAATCAGTCCTTGATTGACCTAACAAATCAAACCGGAACTACTAATCTAAACTCAGGTGACGATCAGTTATCTGCAGCATTTAATCTAGACTTTACCTTTACCTTTTATGACAACGATTACACGTCTGCTCGTATGGCTACGAATGGGTGTCTACACTTTGGTTTAGGTACAGGAAATGTAGATTACAATAATTATTGTGGTGACTATACACCTGATCCATTACCTCAATATGACAACACCTTGTATCCTTTTTGGACAGACATGATACAAGATAATAACTCTCAAATGCTTGCCAAGAACTTTTCAGACAAGACAGTCTTTGGATGGTATAACATGCGAGAATATAACCGAGAGTCTGACAACAGCTTTGAAGTTATATTGTGGACCAACAATACCTATGAGTTTAGATATGGTGGTTTAGATGTTATTCAACACGATGTATTAATAGGTGAACAAGGAAGTTCTTCTCAACTGTATACGTATTATTTCCATGATGAATGCAATACAGGCAGTACAAATACTTCTACGTGTTACAACTACGATTGGAATGCATCGGATAAGAATACTAACTTAGAGAATGGTGGTTCTCTATATAGTGAAGGTTACATAGACTGTAGCAATCCTTTAAATAATACTTCTTGTTCAGGTTATGCAGATGCTTACTTGTCTCAACAATGTGACATAGACTCACTATATGACACTAGCTGTCCTTACTATTGGGAAGCCTATGACGACCAACAATGTGCAGAAGACCCACAGTATGCTCCGTTCTGTGCAGGTTATCAGCAAGAGCAATCAATAGCTTACTTTGTAGAAGATGAGTTTGATTATGGTTATGAAGAAGAAGAGTACTACGAAGAGCTTTTATTTGAAGATGAGTGGCACGAAGAACCGATAGATGATTATGTATTTGTTGAACCTCAATACGAAGAAGAAGTCTTTGTTGTTATGTTTGACGAACCTTATGAAGAGGAGGTATACTTTGAAGAAATATTTATTGAAGAGTCTTACGAAGCTCTGCCAAGTATAGAAGAAGAATATATTGTAAGCTTAGAAAGAATTGATGAGCCTGTAATATTTGGACATACAAATGAGCTATTAGAAGTATTTGAATTTGAAATTATAAGAGAGGAATTAGAAGATGAACTTAGAAATGATGAAAGAGATGAAGAAGAACTTATTGAAGCGTTGGAAGAAATTGAAGAGTGGTTTGAAGAAGAGTTGGAAGAACTACAAGAAGCTGATGAAGTCTTCGAGATTACAGAAAGTAGTGAAGAGCTTCTTGCCGAAGCCGAAGAAGAAATCACCGAAGAAATCAACGAAGAAAGAAGCTCAGTAAGAGTATCTGCACTAGACGTTGTAGCTAGTACTATACAGTCTGCTAGGAATAGTGT